ATAGCCGCAGGCTCGGGCGAGAAGATGAGAAAGCCTGGCACAGAGGGCGCACCTACTGCTAAAGACTTCAAGCAAGCTGCTAAAACTGCCAAACCTGAGAAGAAGAAATGAGCGCGGCTTGGCAACGCAAAGAGGGTAAGAATCCCGAGGGCGGTTTAAATGCCAAGGGACGCGCCTCTGCAAAGGCAGAAGGCATGAACCTCAAGCCTCCTGTAAAGAGTGGCGATAACCCTCGTAGAGCGTCTTTTTTAGCGCGTATGGGTGCGATGCCTGGGCCGATGGAAAAGAACGGAGAACCCACCCGATTAGCACTTTCGCTAAAGGCATGGGGGGCATCGTCTAAGGAAGATGCGAGAGCAAAAGCCAGAGGAATCTCTGAGAGAAATAAAAAATAAATGTTAAACAACTACCGCAAACTTGCTAAAACACGCACCCAGACAGCAGTCACGATAACTGTGCCTGCCCCCATTGGTGGGTGGAATGCTCGGGATTCTCTAGGCGCAATGGCGATTGAGGATGCGGTGACGTTACAGAATTGGTGGCCAGGCACGAACTCCGTTGTTTTGCGTTACGGATACTCCAAATACGCCACAGGCATGACGGGTCAAGTTGAGACAGTCATGGCGTATTCCTCTGGAACTTTGAACAAACTGTTTGCTTGTGTTGGCACAAGTGTTTACAACGTCACCTCTGGCGGTGCGGTAGGGTCTGCCGATCTAACGGGGCTTACCAATGCTCGGTGGCAATATGTAAACTTTACAACCACAGGTGGCTCTTATTTAATGATGGTCAATGGGGCTGACAAACTTAGAGTTTATAAAGACACCACTTGGTACAAAGACGGGGATGGCGCACCTTACGACATAAGTGGCGTAAATACTGCAACTTGTAGCAACATCACAGTTTTTAAAAATCGTATTTGGTTAATCCAAGATCAAACACTAAAAGCGTGGTATTTGCCAATTAACGCGATTGGTGGCGCAGCTACGGCACTTGATATGTCTTCCCTTGCCCAACTAGGTGGCTACTTAGTGGCGGGCATGACTTGGACGCTAGATGCTGGCTACGGGATTGATGATTACCTTGCCTTTATAACAAATAGGGGTGAGGTTATTGTGTGGCGGTTAACTGACCCCACCACTCCGTCTGGAATATCAATGATCGGGCTGTGGCAGATTGGCGCACCCATTGGCTCTAGGTGTTGGACTAAGTTTGGTGGTGATCTCTTAATCATTACTCAGGACGGGGTAGTGCCTATGTCGGGGGCTTTGCAAAGTTCTAGGCTAGACCCAAGGGTGTCAATCACCAACAAGATTCAATATGCCATGAGTCAGGCAATATCTAATTACTCTGCTAATTTTGGTTGGTGTCTCTTATATTTCCCTAAAGAAAACCAATTGATTATGAATGTGCCTGTTAGTGAAAACGCTAACCAACAGCAATATGTGATGAACAACATCACTAAATCTTGGTGTAATTTTACGGGTTGGAACGCTAATTGTTGGGTGCTATACCTAGATAACCCTTATTTTGGTGGTGATGGGTTTGTCGGTCAGGCGTGGAACACCAATGCTGACGCAGGGACTGATATTCAATCATTTGGTTTGCAATCGTTCCAAACTTACGGCAAAGCCAATCAAAAGCAATGCGAGATGATCAGGTATCACTTGTTTACCAATGGAACGCCACAGGTTTACGGGAATGTCAATGTTGACTACAACACGCTAGATCAAAGTGTTTCTTTAGACTTTACTGTGGAGACCTATGCAACTTGGGACACATCGTTGTGGGACTCTGGTATTTGGGGAGATAACCTAGTGCCTAATGCCACTTGGCAAGGGGTTACACAGATTGGTTATTCCTTTGCACCCGTGATAAAAAGTGCCTCCCAAGGCATACAATTGCAATGGGTAGCAAGTGACTTAGTGTTTGCAGGCGGTGGTACTTTGTGATTACAAGCGACCATTCTGCGGGTCATTGGGTTGCTAGACGGATTTTTGGTGGGTACTTTGAGGAAAGAAGCAGATCGTTAGGGCTAAAGAGAGATGGTAAGTATGTTGCAGGGGTGATCTACGAGAACTTCAACCATAGATCATTTACGTGCCACATAGCAATTACGGGACGCATGACAACAGCGTTTTTGTATGCCATTTTTGATTATCCTTTTAACATCTGTGAAGTGGAAAAGATCATTGTTCCTGTGGCTAGTGAAAACACAGAGAGCCTAAAGTTGGTCAAAAACATGGGTTTCACAGAAGAAGCCCGAATCAAAGATGCTCACCCACTTGGGGATATTGTTTTGTTGACAATGCTAAAAGAAGATTGTCGCTTTTTAGGGGAAAGATATGGGAAAAGATGCGCCATCACCACCACCAGCGCCTGACTATGTGGGCGCGGCTAGACAGCAAGGTATTGAGAATTTAGAAGCTGCAAGGGCAACTGCTAAACTTGGCAATCCCAATGTTTACTCGCCTTATGGCAATCAGACTGTTACCTATGATGGTGATATTCCAACTGTCACGCAAACATTAACGCCTCAAGCGCAAGAGACTTTAAGCGCACAACAAAGAGTGCAAACCAGTTTGGCAAACCTTGGTCAACAAGGAGTAGAAACCGCCCAAAATGTAATGGGTACGCCCTTTCAGTTTGGTGGCCCAAGCGTTCAAACTGCGTTAGACACTAGCCAAATAGCCAAGATGCCTGTAAACGCAGGCACTACGGGTCAAGAAGCGATCATGTCGCGTCTAGAGCCTAGCCTTGCAAAGAACCGAGTCAGCACAGAGACCCAACTGATCAATCAGGGTTTGCGACCAGGCTCGGAAGCCTACGACAACGCCATCAAGTTACTTGGTCAACAAGAAAATGATGCAAGAACACAAGCAGTTTTGCAAGGTCTAAACCTAGATATTGGTTCAAACGCCCAAGGGTTTAACCAAGCCTTACAAGGCGGTCAGTTTGGTAATGTTGCCCAACAACAGGCTTTGGCACAAGCCATTCAACAGCGTCAATTGCCTCTTAACGAGATCACGGCTCTTATGTCTGGGTCTCAAATACAGAATCCTCAGTTTGGGGCTTATCAAGGGGCTAATGTGCAAGCAGCCCCAATTGCTAACGCAACTGCTCAAACTGGTCAATATAACCAAAACATTTATAACCAACAAGTCGGGTCAGCAAACGCCCAAAATGCTGGTTTATTTTCTTTTGGTGGTCAAGCTGCAAGAGCGGCGTTGCCTTATTTATTGGCTTAAAGGATAAATATGCCTGACATCAATCTTAATCCTTACACGGCAGAAAGCGCAGCAATACAGCGCAGATTGCAGATGGCTCAATTGCTTAATCAACAAGCCATGCAACCATTGGAAATGCCTCAACAAGCGGGGGTAAAGATAAGCCCTTACGCGGGATTGGCAAAAATCTTAGAAGGATTTAACGCTGGTCGTGAGGAAAAAGCGGCAACTCAAGCGGCTAAAGATTTGGCAGAAAAATATCAAACAGGTAGCCAAGCCGATATTTCTTCATTCTTACAAGCAAGATTAGGAAGTCAAGCCAAAGAGTTAGCAGGCCCTGCCCCCCAAGGCGCACCGCAAGGCATATCGCCCGAGGGTATGCAAGGCGGTTACATACAGCCTGCTCAAGCCCCTGACGTAAATAGAGCGATGGCAATAGCCCTTGGCTCACAGAACCCATCCTTGCAAGCTGCGGGTGGTGCAATGTTGAGCCAAATGACTGCCCAAGACAAGATTAAAGACTTTAAAGTTGAATTGGTTGGTGATAAGACCCACCGCATTGGTTACACAGAAACAGGCAAGCGCATCGACCTTGGCCCAATTACCGAGTCTGTTAGCCCAGACACCGCAGCCCGTCTCAAGCAAGATAAAGAAATTGCAGATCGTGCGTTTGGTCAATTGTCGGCAAGCCAAAAAGCCACCCTTGCTAATGAGGCTGCTCGGATTGGTATTAGCGCACAACAACTGTTCTTTGATACGGGCATCAAGGCGGGTGGTGGGGCGTTTGTTAACCCAATAGCGCGTCCTGCACAACCTACTGCACCGACTGCTGCGCCAGCATTGACACCTAATGCAGTACCAGTAGCAACCCCTCCTCAAGCCTACACACCATTAGGTCAATTAAGTCCTAAAGCCCAACAAGAGATTGAAAAGGCTAGGATTATGGAAACAGTAGTTCCCAAGCCTTTAACTGAGGCTCAAGGTAACGCAACTGCGTTTGGTATGAGAATGGCAGAATCAAACAAATTGCTTAAAAACTTAGAAGATAAAGGCATTACTAATACAGGCTTAATCCGTCAAGCAATTGGTGGGGCAGTAGGTTTAACTCCATTTGTGGGTGAAAAACTCCAATCTGCGGTTAAATCTTCTATGAACCCATTGCCAGGCATTTTGGGTGGCCCAAGTAGCGGTCAACAAGAATACGACCAAGCAAAACAAAACTTTATTACCGCAGTTCTGCGTAAAGAATCGGGCGCAGCTATTGGGGCAAATGAATTTAAAACGGAAGACGAAAAGTATTTCCCGCAAGCGGGTGATACAGATAAAGTAATTGCACAAAAGCAAGCTGCGCGAGAGTTGGCAATTAAGGCTATGGGAATACAAGCAGGGCCTCAAGGCGCGCGAAACATTGCCCCACAAGGTGACCCACTAGGACTTAGATAATGGCAACACTAGCAGAAGTACGCAGTCAATATCCGCAATACAACGATATGCCCGATGTGGCATTGGCTGATGCTTTGCATCAAAAGTTTTACGCTGATATACCTAAAAACCAGTTTTATAAACAAATTGGTCTGACTGCCACTCCTATGGTTGCGCCTCAACAAATGGCAAGCCAAATACCTAGTCAAGTTAGCACCTCGGTAGCGCGACCAGAGCCAACCATGCAAGACAAGATCATGGGGTATGTTGAAACGCCTGCTATTGTTGTTGGCGGTTTAGGTAAAATGGTGGCAAGCCCAGTTGCTCGATTTTTAGGCGGTTACCCATTAAATGAGACAAGCGCACAACGTGGTTTAGAAGCACAAAAAACGGCAGAGGCGCAGTTTTATCAACCAAGAACGGAGACAGGGCCTGCTATTGTTAACACAATGGCAAAGGTTTTAGGTTCATTACCACCCACTCCGTTAACCAGCGCAGGGACAGCACTTTCTACAATGACAGGGCCTGCGGTGCGCCAAGCATCTTCTTTGGTTGCCCCAAGCACTACCGCACAGAAGATGGCAACACTCCTTAAAGCCCCCGAGCCAAGAATGCAAGGCATGGGCGCAGCTACTGTGGACGAACCATTAGCAAGAGAGATCAGAGCGAAAGAGCAAGGCATTCGTTTAACCAAGGGCGAAAAAACCCAAGAGTTAGGTCAATTGCAGTTCGAGTCTGACATTGCTAAAGAAAAGCCAGAGTTAGCCAAGGCTTTGATTCAGTTCAAAGAAGGTCAAAAAGGCGATATTTTGAGGCGTTTTGAGCAATTGTCGAATGAGACAGGGGCAAAGTTTGCCGACCCTACCGCCTATCGCAAGGTTGGTTCTATTGTTGACAAGACTTTAGTCAAGCAGTTTGATGACAAAAAGTCATTGGTTGACGAGGCTTATCAAAAAGCAAGAGATGCGGGTGAAACTAAACAAGTGGTTGATACCGCCAAACTAGATCAATGGTTAGAAACTAATGCTGGTAAATCTATTTCTGTGCCTGAAATTAAATCAATTAAAGCAGATTTAGATGCTTTGAAAAAAATAAAAAATGGACAAATTACTATTGATGATTTAGAAGAACTATATAAATCTGCGGGTTTATTGGGTGAACCTGGCAAAGCCTCTGGCACATTTATGAAGCAAGTTAAGGGCGTTATAAATGACATGACCGAGGGCGCAGGCGGTGATCTGTACCGAGCAGCTAGAAATCAGCGCAAAGAGTTAGCCAATGATTTTGAAAACACTTATCGGGTGGCAAAATTATTAGGTACTCGCGGTGGATATAAAGACCGAGCCGTTGCCCTAGACGATGTATTTAGCCATGTGGTTTTAGATGGTTCTTTAGAGGAAATGAGAACTGTTACCAAACTTTTGAAAAAGGGTGGCACAGAAGGTCAACAGGCTTATGCTGAGTTACAAGGTCAAACCATACAGTATTTGAAAGACCAACTTACCAAAAACTCTAGTGGTCAACTATCTTTTGCAAAACTTAATAACGCTATTGATACGCTAGACCGCGAAGATAAATTGACTTATATGTTTGGCAAACAAGGTCGAGCGACTTTGGTTGAGGTGAGAGATGCGGTTAAAGATGCTTTGGTAAAACCGCCAGGCTCTGTAAATTACTCCAACTCTGGTAATGTAGTGATGAGGGGATTGGATAAACTAGCCAAGTTAAATTTCCCTCTTGCTAAAACACTTTCAGAAACAGCCGAAAAAAGCCAATTAAGTAAACAAGTTGAAGAAGCGGTCAAGTATGACGCTATGACCAAAGCACTAACAAAATAAGGAATAAACCATGTCATACAACGGAAGTGGAACATTCATTATCAACACTACTGGTCAGCCAGTAGTAGCAGGCACAGTCATATCGTCTTCAGCGTTTAATGCGTTGACTACTGACTTGGCTACTGGACTGACAACCGCCATCACCAAGGACGGACAGACCACTACAACGGCTCGGATTACCTTTGCCCAAGGCGTTACTTCTAGCCTAGTAACGGACTCTTCTAGCATCTCCACAGGCTCGATCATTACTGCGGGTGGACTTGGGGTGGCCAAGGCTTTGTATGTCGGTACAACGGCTAATGTGGCGGGCGCTGTGACTTTGCAAGGGACTGTCGGATTTGGCGGTGTAGCAACATTTAGCGCACAACCAATTTTTTCTAGCCTGACAGCATCTAGCGCGGTGGCAACGGATGCGTCCAAGGGTTTGGTAAGCGTTACTAATACTGGTACTGGTAACAATGTATTAGCGACTAGCCCAACCTTGGTAACGCCTATTCTTGGAACGCCACAAAGCGGAACGCTAACTAATGCAACTGGTTTGCCATTGTCTACTGGTGTTACAGGAACATTGCCTGTTGCTAATGGCGGTACTGGATTAACAACCATTCCACACACAATAACTGTTTACACAACTGGGTCTGGAACTTATACAACTCCTGCAAATTGCAAAGCCCTTTACATAAAAATGGTTGGTGGCGGTGGTGATGGTGGTAATGCAACAGGTTCAACTGCTGGTGGTGGAGGTGGTGCTGGTGGTTATTTAGAAGTTGTTATAAATAGCCCATCTGCTTCTTACACTTATGCGGTAGGTGCGGCTGGTGGTAACACAACTTTTAACAGTACGACATATTCTGCAAATGGAGGTTCGGCTGGGGCATCAAGCACAACAACCGCAAATGGCGGTGCTGGAGGTTCTGCTACTGGTGGCAATTTAAATATAACTGGCGCATCTGGTGGTTATGGATGGGCTTCAATTCCATATTATTCTGGCGGTTATGGTGCTGGAACTCCATTTGGTAGTGGAGGAAGTGGTGGAGGAACTGGTACTGGTAACGGATTTAGTGGTGTTGTTTACGGGTCTGGTGGTGGCGGTGGTGTTGGCGGTGGTGTTGGCGGTAGTGGTGTTGGTGGCTTAATTGTTATTACGGAGATATATGTATGAAATACGCAATTATTAAAAATGGCGTTGTTGTCAATGTTATTGAATATGAGTCACAACCTACTACCCCTCCTGCGGGGTTTGATGAAGGGCATGAGGCTATTCAAGCAGACAATGTAAGTCCAAATTGGCATTATGCTAATGGTCAATTTACAAATCCCAATCCTACGATTAACGAAACGCCCAATATAACAACTCCTACAATGTCATTAACAGACATGATTCTTGCTAATCCAACAGAATTGGCAAAACTTAAAACTGCGTTGGGTTTATAAAATGCTTGAAGACGCTGAGACACGCCTTGCGGTTCACGAAGCCCTGTGCTCAGAGCGTTATCGTCGGATAGATGAGTCTTTGTCTACTGGTGACAAGCGCATGGCTAAGATTGAATATCTGCTGTATGCGGTGATCTTGGTCGTGTTGCTAGGCCCTGGCGTGGCGGCAGAGTTTATCAAGAAAATGATCGGAGTGTGACATTGACCCTTTCTCTCTTCTTATGTTGGCACAAGGTGCAGTCTCTGCTATCAAGCAGGGGTGCGCTATGTTGCACGAAGGGAGGATGCAGCTCGAAGGTGCAAAGAAAACCATTGAGGGCGTACAAGCCGACCTTAAAGCAATTAAGGGCATCTGGGATTGGGTACTTGGATTGTTTGTTAGCAAGCCTGCAAAGCCTGCCGAAACCAAGCCTGTGGCGAAAGCGAAAGCCCCCAAAAAGGATGAATCCTACGAAGCCCTCGAACTGGAAACAATCAAGAATGTCGGAATTCAACTTGGAAACTTCTTTGACATACAAGCCCAACTAACCAACTACTACGCCTCTTTGGAGGCAGAGTCTAAGGAACGCTATGACCCAACTCAAAACACTTCTAAAAAGGCTATTGAACGCGCCTTGGTGGAACTCCAAATGGAAAACCTTGATGCCCAGATTCGTGAGCAAATGACTGTATATGCGCCAGCAGAACTCAAGGCGATATATACCAGATTCCTAAAGATGTATGCCAAAATTCAACAAGAACAGGAATGGGCGAGGGCAGAAGAAGTCAAGAAAATGAGACTATTGCGGTGGCAAAAGGAACAGGAAGAGATCAGGGCTATTGAGTTAACTAGTGGAGTAATTGCTGTGGTATTTATATCATCACTTTTTGGGTGGGTAATGTGGCAACTGCGCGTCTTATCGGGTGGGTTTTAAGCGCGGTGGCTTTATGCCTGATCGTTGCTACAACCTCCATTGCCTACATCGAAACGCTGTATATGAAAGCCCAACTCAAGCAAGAAATCAGGGAACTACGCAAACTTAAACAAGAACTCAAGGAAAGTAAATGAATGAACTACTCGGTCTTCTCAAGAGTATCGCACCCACATTGGCAACTGCTGTGGCTGGCCCTCTGGGTGGTGCTGCTGTTACCGCTTTGGCTAGTAAGTTTGGTGTTTCTGATTCCATTGATGCTGTTGCAAAGGCTATTGCGGGTGACCCACAAGCTGCTGAGAAACTCCAAGAACTAGAGTTAGAGTACGCTAAGTTAGATGCTCAAGACAGAGACTCTGCTCGTAAGGCTTACGCTACTGTTGCAACTTCTGAAAACGCTACCAAGTTAGAAAAGTTAGTAGTGCCTGTTTTAGCCTTGGGTGTAGTCGGATTAGCGTTTAGTTTAATAGGCATATTGATGTTTGTTGATACGCCTAACGACCAACAACAATTGGTTATTTTTGCACTTGGGTTTATTACTAGCGCGGCTGGTCAAGTGTTATCGTTTTATTTTGGCTCTAGTCAAGGCAGTAAAGACAAAGCAGAAGATATGAAAGGCATGGTTAAAAAATGAACCTTACTGAGCATTTCACACTTGAAGAGTTAACACATACCGACCATCGGGAACTAGAGAACACACCAAATGAAACTGAACTTGCAAACCTTAAAAGATTGGCTGAATTCCTTGAAAGAGTCAAAACTGTGCTTGGCGGTAAGCCAATCATGGTTAACAGCGCGTTCCGCAGTAA